CTCGAAGCAACCTGGTCAAACAGTCCAACTCGATCGTTATCGCTTCTGGGGCAACCCTGGCAATAAGGATTCCAGAGAGCGTACTGCTGATCAGACACTGGGAACCGCATCTAGCCGCAATATTGTAAAAGACAAAGTTCTCGTCAACCTTAAGGAGTACACAGGACCTGCAGATCCATCTCAGGCTGATTCTCCTTCAACATTCAAGGTTGCACGTGAAACGTTGTTAACCGCGCAAAGATTACTACTTGATACAGGTAATCTCAACGTTTTTCATCAGAGCATAGGTAGTCTTACTCTTTTAGACGACTACAGACGTTGGCGTGACAGAGTTTTCGCTGATGAGCTATTCAAAGCGGAAGCTAACGGTAATGCATCTTCTAGCCAAGGTGGTTACTTCTATCCAGGCGGAGCTGACAAAGCTGCTGCCGCTCCTTTCTATACGTACGCTGCTGGCGTCTCAGCCAAGTTCGACGTAAAGACTGACTTACTGCAGGTCGTAAAAGACATGCGTAAGCGTAACGTCCCTACTTTTAGCGACGGTTACTACAGATGCATCGCTGATCCGAGCGCCATGATGCACTTGAGGCAGAACGACGCATTTAGAGAAATCGCACGCTATGCAGGCAATGGGATGGTTAATCCTATGTCTCCAGAGCAAGCTCCTAATGCGAACTTCTTCCAAGGCATGGGTCCTGCATACGGCCAAGCTGGCTTCGTAGCTGGACAACCTGTCATGCCCACAGGCTTCCTCTTTGAGGGCGTAAGATGGTTCGAATCAACCAACTTACCTGAGAAATCCATAAGTGCAAGTATTGCTGCTGCCCCAGGTGGAGCTGGTGCTGCTGTATATACAACTGCTCCTATGTTGTTCTTCGGACCTCAAGCAGTTGGAGTCGGAATTGGTGGCAACAATGCCCAGATATTATTAAACAATAATGATGACTTTTCACGGTTTATCATTATGATCTGGAGCCTTTTTGCTGGTTTTGAAATCCTTAATAAGGACTTCATAACTGTTGCTTACTCATTCGTATATTGAGGAGGTAACTAACAATTATGGCTAAAAAGATTTTCCCTGGAAACTGGGTAACAACATTATCTAGCTATCAAGGACAGCCAGTCGTGGCAGTTCCTGGTAGACAGTACTTCCAGAAGATTGGTTACGCACTTGTAGACGGTACAGGTGGAACAGAGTTCGACGTAACCATTCCAAGTCCAGATATGCGTGGGGACGATAAAGTCCGTGCAAATATCACAGGATTAACAATCCCTGCTGGCGCAAACGTATATCACGTTGGTGTTCGTGTGCCTGACCTTCGTAAGGACAGAGCTATCGGTTCAGCAGTATCTGGGATTGTAGGTACCAATGGCGATACAATCGCTGTTAAAGATGCTGCAGGTTCTGCGGCTGACACCATTTCAACTACCGTTGTTTCTACACCAACAGTTGCAGTAGCTAACGCTACTATCGCTCCTACTTCTGCAAAGAAGGGTGTTGTTGAAGCAAAAACTCTTGCGGGAGCAGAGACCCTCAAGGTTTATGTAAGAAACGCAGCAGGAAATGGCGCTGGTACAGCTATCACCTCATCACAAGCAGGTGGTACACCAATCATCGTCGAAGTAGCTTATTTCGTCGAAGATGATGTAGCTGGTTTAGATAGCACATTTATTCCTTACATCACAGAGACCTAAATCCTTTAGATTCTCACTACAATAAGGGCATCTCAATAAGGGGTGCCCTTTTTAATTTATGGCGCTGTATCAGAATACAAAGAACGGACAAATTGTCGAGTTTATTGGACATCACGACAAAGACTGGGCAATGGTTAAAAACGCCTCTGGCGTAGTTGAATACGTTGCACTAGATGCTTTAGTTTCCTATGAAGCTGGTGTTGGCAGAACAAACCAGAAGATTGAAACTCAAAGTGCAGAGAAACAACTAGACGAGGAGAAGATTCCTGAAGCAGTAATACCTGTAGACCTTCGACTCAATATCAATGTTGCTAGTCCAGAAGCTATAGCTAAGCAAGTTAAAGGAATTGGATATGCTACGGCTAAGAAAATTCAAGAGCTAAGACTCTCCCTTCCTGGAGAAAGATTTAAGAATTTAGATCAACTCAGAAAGATTGCAAGAGTGGATTGGGATAATGTATTCAAAGAAGATTTAATCTTCATCGGTTAACGTCCTAGAATAAGGCGAAAGTCTCCCTGTAAAAAGATTGGAACTGAACGACTACGATAAAAGCCGTACAAGGTTCCATCTTGGCTACAACGTCGGAGCTAATTTACCTGCTGGTGATATAGCTCGTCTTGAAGAGGCGATGGCTCGTGTTCCTGATAGTTATTTCTATGAGCGAATCATTGAGCACCTTAACCGCTGTGATAAGGCATATAGGTTATCTCAGGTATTTAAGTCTGAGACCTCACCACAGCCAAATATGATCCAGTCGATAACTGGTGATACTGACAGGCAGATTTTGCAGTCAGATCCCATTAAGGCTGACAAAACATATAGAGAAATCTATCTTCGTGAAGTTGATCGATTAGCAGAGACATTGTATGTCGCTAATTACCGACGAGATGAAGTTAGAAGATATGCCTTTGACCGTTCAGGATCTGAATTCATCATGGGGATTAAGGGACCTGCAGACACTGCTGTAGGGACACGAGTATTGCAAACAACAGGCTCAATGAACTGGAGGTAATTAATGAATTACGAAAATTATCCACGAAACGCTTTTGAAGACAGGAGAAGACAAAATCCTTGGATGACCAATGACGATGGCACGTTAAACGAGGATTGGAAACAAAAATACGGAAGCAATGTTGATGATGCTGGAGACGCTACTGCAGACGCAGAAGTTGTCTCAGATATCAAACAGGCTGCAGATAATACAGGTGTAAAGAACCTAGGAGACGGATGGGACAATTCCTCTAATCCAGACAATCAAAGAAGTCGTGAAGAGAAGTCCAAGCAAGCCGCATTGATACAGCAGCATGGAGGCAAAGGTTGGAATAATGCAATCAATGGATTATTAACTGATCGAGCTGGTCTACCCATAGCTGCTGGAGCTTTAGGAATTGCTCTTGGTGGAGGAGGCAATAACAATAAATTAAAGACTGGAGCATTAGCAGCAGGAGGAGCATTCCTTCTTCAGCAAATGATGTCTGCTAATAATCAGCAAAATAAGCCAACTGAAAGCGTCATCCTTGATAAGGAGAATGCGGAGATATCAGCGATTGATCCTTCAGCCTCACAAGTTGATGGATTAGAAATTGGAGATCAGTTTGTTGATCCAAAGGCTAATCAAAGCAATACGTTAAACACTTCAGAATCTCAGGAAGCTTCAATCTCTCAGAGTTTAAAAACTGGCTTTAGTGGAGAAAATATGCAACCTAATATTGCGACTTTGACTCCTGGAGTGGAAGCAGCCTTGAACTCAAACATGGGGCCAAACCCTAATGACGCAGATCAATTGGTTCTGAAATATAAGAAACAAGTTCCAGGATTACTTTTTAAATCATTGAGTGGAATGGCATGACCCAGAAAAAATTCGAACCAAACGAGTGGTACGTCAACAAAGCTGCACATAAAAATGCAGACAATTTCTTTGCTGGAATCAAAGGAGGCGTTCCAAATAATCCTGAAAATTTCAGGTCATTTGTGCCACAGGATAATTTCATTACTCGTAAGAATCCTTATGGTGATGCAGAACAGATTGTTGAGGCTGAAACTCCAATCTTCACAAAGCCAAACCAAAGAGGTTCTAGTTTTGATCCCCCTCCTGTACCTGTAGAGAAAGCAGGAAAAATAAAAAAAGATAAGAAGAAGGCAAAAGGTATGAGTACAGGAATCGGGCTTTCAAACATGGGTCCACTCAGAGATGTCTCCCATTGGTAGGTATCTAGTGATCACTAAACTAATTTCAGTAAACTTTAAAGAGATAGGTAATTAAATGGCAACCAGTAGTTCAAACAAAATGCCGCTGCTGGTCGATCGACCACTGCATTCCTTCGCGACACTCGGAGGGGCTTCAGCGCTGACAGACAGTACTAATTTGAATACACCTTCTCCTGCAGGGTGCGTTCTATTGGTTGATTGTTCTGCAAATGACGGAGCGGTAATAGATAGCTTGTCAATCATTGCTAACGAAGCATCGATGACTGCTACTAATGTTGTGGTTTTCCTGAGTACAGCAACGACAGCAACTTCCATTACAACAGCTAATTCAGCGTATGTAGCTGGAGGTTCAGTCTCTAGTACTTCTAAAGGTGAAAGAACAAATATTGCTTTACCACCTTTATCTGTCCCTGTTCCTAACTTGGCTAGTCCTGCTTCTACTGCTGCAGATTATCCAAATGAAGTGCAGAAGAAAAATACAGGTTTATATGTCCCTTCAGGCGCGTTGATATATGTGGGAGTTGACACCGTAATTTCTACACCAAGTGCAAACTCCAGAGTTCATATTTTTGCTCAAGGTGGTTTCTTCTAAATTATGCCTTCCCTCGTCGATACTGGTGCTTACCTAGATCAGCTTTATCAGGAAAAATTTGGTAGAGCAGCGGACGCTGCTGGTAAAGCTTATTGGAAAAAGGAAATCGATTCAGGGAGGATGGATGCCTCCTCTGTTGCGAATGCTTTTTCAGCATCACCAGAGGGTCAACAAGTTAAAGCAGCTAAAGAACAAGAGACCTCAAATTTTCTCGACAATACATATCAAGCAGAACTAGGAAGAGCGCCAGACTCTGGAGGAAAAGAGTACTGGGCAGATCAGATCAATTCGGGTGCACAAACAAAAGCACAAGTTGTCTCCAATATTCAAGCAAGTCAGGAATGGCAAGATCTATATAACAACACCAAAAATAATGCGATAGCAAGTGCTCAAAGTGCGCCTAGCCCTGCCCCAAGTCCAAGCCCAGCTCCTGCACCTAGTCCTGCGCCTAGTCCTGCCCCTAGCCCTGCGCCTAGCCCTGCTCCTAGTCCATCTCCTGCCCCTGCTCCAGATAACTCTAGATCTGGGATCGAAAGCCAGGTTGAGTCTGTATACCAAGATCTCCTCAAAAGAGGATCAGACGCAGGAGGTTTAAAGTACTGGGCTGATCAGATTGAATCAGGCAACCAAACTATTGACGATGTAAGAGCAAATATTGGTTTAAGTCAGGAGAAAAGTGATGTTGATTTCTTAGAAAATGAATATCAAACAGGTTTAGATAGATCTTTAGGAGAGGAAGGAAGAGCTTACTGGTTAGATAACTTACAAAGTGGCGCATCTCGTGATGACGTAGCAGCTAATATCCGTCGCTCTAGTGAGTTCTCAACTCAAGCAGATACATATCTTGAAGGGTTATACGACTCCATTCTCGAAAGAGATTCAGATACTGAAGGTTTGGAATACTGGAGAGATCAACTGGTAAGTGGTAATCAAACAAGAGAAGAGGTTGAAAACAATATCAGTATTGGCGACGAAAAATGGTTAGGTGATACTTATAAGTCTCTCCTCAATAGACCATTAGGTGATGAAGGTAGAGATTATTGGTTGGCTGATATGTGGGATCGTGGTCAGACAAGAGAGCAAGTCATAGCCAACATCAAGAGATCATCAGAATATCTAAACCAACAACCACAAACTTGCCCAACAGGTCAGACATGGGATGGCACTGCTTGTGTTAACGATGCTCCAACTAGTTGTCCTACTGGACAATCACTAGTCAATGGCATTTGTACTCCAGATACTGTTGCTTGTCCTCCTGGACAATCTGATGTCAACGGAACTTGCACCCCTGACACAGTGACTTGTCCTGAAGGTACAGCTTGGGATGGGACATCATGTAGGCCAACTGGAGCAATAGATGAACATGTGTGTTCAGATGGTTCAATAGTTAGCGATGCTTCTCAGTGTCCTACAGAAGCTCCTTGCCCATCAGGTCAAACAAGAAACGCTCAAGGTGAGTGCGTAGGATCAGATGCTCCAGGTCCATGCCCATCAGGTCAAACAAGAAATAGCGCAGGAGATTGTGTTGCTCCAGCACCAGTACCAGCTCCTTGTCCTCCTGGGCAGATTAAAAATGGTGCAGGTGACTGTGTAGCTCCAGCACCTTCAGGAAACGGACCTTGCCCTGCAGGAACCTATGCAAATTCTTCAGGTCTATGTGTTGCACCAGGTGCTGGAACACCAGGCGATTGGATGGGTGATGACCCTGCAAATGATGGAACTGGTGAAGGGACTTATATGGGAGAAGACCCATCTGATAATTCAGGAACTCCAGGAACTTACATGGGTAAGGTTAACGATGGAGCAGGAGGAGGAGACTGGGGAGGTACTTATCAAGGAGAAAGCGATGGGTATAAAGATCAATATGAAGGAGCTTTGTCAGATCTTGGAAATGATGGTTCTGCTGCAGCCTTAAGATTTGGAGAATTGAAATCTAAATACAGGAGTCTTCAAGCTGACTATGACGATGCGAGGAGAGAAGCTGATTCGTATATTGAACGAGATAGAGATGAAGAAACAGGCAAGCTTAGAAGAGGCATCACAGTCGGAGGATTCCCTGGAAGTCGTAGAAATGATTTAACGTCAGGATCGACAGCATATAGTGATCGTTCAAGAAAACGTAGTCGTATCAATGCAGGACCTCGAAGAAGGGAGGATCGACCATATGCCGCAAGAGGTATTCGATCAGGAGCTGATTTAGGGAGTAGTTACTTCGATAGCAGATAGTGGGCAAGGGATTAGGAAATCTCGGTCAAAAGGGGTTTGGTCTAAAGCCCTTAAGCCAAGGAATCGGCACTAGTAGAGCGAAAGGTTTATACCCATCAAAGAATGATGGCCTTGGTCTTTATGGAACAGCGATATTTCCTACAGTTCTCGAATCCTATAATTATTTATCTGATTACAAGCGTTGGCAGTTAGGACAGTCCTACTACTTCGGGACTGGTCGTTCATGGGACGATATTTCAATCTATAGCAATAGTCGATTTACAACTGGAGCTGTGAGCGGTGTCTCGAAAGATATCGTGACGATGTTCCCAAGTGAGAGTAGTCCTGAGAGAGCCTATTACGTAGGGCAAAGAACAAGAGGAAGCATCATCCTTCCTCAACCTATTTCTGCGTCTGCAATTACGACTAATACTTCTGATCCAGACCCAGCGAATCACACACTGACTTATGACGTGAGCGGTATTCTTACTCCTGCTCAAGTTGGAATATTTACGATTTTCATTGGAGAACAGTTCGAAGATACCGCTAGTGGTCCCAACTATCCAGACGATTTAGTTTCTAAACCAGAAGGAAGTGTAGCTCTGACTTTAGTCGCTGCAAATTCAGGCAGCATGACTTTGGTTTTTGATTTATCGAAAGCCTATGGAAGGGTGAAATATAACAATGCAATTTATTGGAAAAAACTTCCTTATTCTCCATCTTCTCCAAATATTTTTGACACCTCAGGCAACAGACATCTTTGTTCATCGACAAAGCTTTTTTGTTGTTGTCCTGATCATTTAGGTGGTTCTTTAGCCAACCTTGAGTTTCCTGAAGGGAAAACTGGACAGGATGTATTTCCACTACCTAACGCAAGTCGAACAGTTAGATCGTCATGGGAAAGAGAGGGTGCTGGTTATTACAGACAGTGGAGAACGTTGCCAAGGCGAATTGATGAACGTCGTGAATGCAAACACATGCATGCAATGAGATGGGAATGTGGAATACCTTGGTACGAACCGAACGATGTCCCAACCCAATATTTCGAATCAAATCCTAAGGGTATGCTCACAGATACGACCTTGGAAAGAGATTTCACTGACAAGGTTTACGACCAATACAACGCAAGACATCGAATTACATATGATCGTTATGCTTTATCTCTGGCTGAAGTTGTAGGGATCGAACTCTTTCCTCCCTCAGATGTTCGAGATGGAATCAGAACAGATCAAAGGCCAATGCTTTGGAATGATTCGACAGAACCATTAGCTAGTTGGTGTCGACAAAATGATTGGTGGTTAAACAGAGGTACTCAAGAACTCAGAATATTTAATAGTGCAATTCAGAAGTTTGAGCCAACAGTCAGCATTGGAGGAATTGACTATCCAATGGTTGAAGTTGTGAAAGCAGGTTCCAATAATGCGCCGTTAATCGTTCCTTAGAACTCTTTAAAATAAAGAAATGACAGCATACCCAGAAAATACTGGTGGCATTATCGCTGCCATCAATGCATGCATAGTTGCAGCAGGAGGACAATTGGCGACATACAACAACAATACAGGAGGCATAATCCAAGCATTAATAGCTTTACAAACAGCTATTGGTGGAATGGGTGGAGGCTCCGCTGTTGAAATTGAATTAGAAGCAGCAGAAGACTTATCAGTCGGAGATGCTGTGTATATAAACGGTGGAGGACAGCTTGCAAAAGCAATTCATAGTTCCACAAGAGATATAGCAACTGTTGCTGGGATAGTAAAAGAAAATGTTGCAGCAACATC